AGATCAACGAGCTAAAGTCCAAACGCGAAAAAGAGCTGTCAGATTCGCGGGAATATGCGGCTTACACCGCTGCGAAGATATGGGACGCGGCTCAGTTGGCCAGCGACGATCACCCGTATATCAAGCGCAAGGGGATAAGTAATCCAGGCTGGCGCATTGCACCTGACGGGCGTTTGATAGCTCCAATGCTGATTGATGGTGATATCAGCGGGTTGCAATATATTTCAGACGATGGCACCAAGATGTTCATGAAGGGCTCAAAGACGGGCGGGGCTTATTGGTCAATCGGGCCTGTCATTGATTCAACCGTAGATGGTCGCATCTATATATGCGAGGGCATTGCCACTGGGGCTAGTGTTTTCGAGACTACTGGTAAGTCAGTTGTCATAAGCTTTTCTGCGGGCAACATGGCTGCGACTGCACAGGCTTTGCGTAATGGCGTTGGGCCTTTGCGTGAGATTGTGATCGTTGCGGATAACGATGAGTCAGGGACTGGTAAGCGTGAGGCAGACAAGGCGGCTGGGTTGGTTGGTGCCACTGTCATCATTCCACCAATATTAGGTGACGCAAACGACTATTCTCAAGCTGGGCATGATTTGGGGGAGTTGCTGGATCCATGCGTGATTGATGGTGAAGATGATTACCTGGTTCATGCTGACGAATTCAGCGCTCAGCCTGCACCGATTAAATGGCTGATTAAAGGATGGTTACAGGACTTGGGCTTATCAATGGTTCACGGGCCATCGGGCGGTGGAAAGACGTTTGTGGTGCTGGATTGGTGCCTTCACATCGCCAGTAATAAGCAACTATGGGCGGGGCTAAAGGTTAAAAACGGTGATGTTGTTTATCTGGCTGGTGAAGGCCACCACGGTTTAAAAGGCCGGGTTGCAGCTTGGAAACACGCTCACGGGGTTAATAAGCTCAATATGTGGCTGTCAAAAGCTGGCGTTGATCTGAACACTTCAGCCGGGTATTTGCGCGTTAAGAAGGCCATTGATGCGTTGCCTGGTAATCCAAAACTAATCGTGGTTGACACTTTGCACCGTTTTTTAAGTGGTGACGAAAACAGTTCAGAGGATGCAAAAACCATGCTAGATGCTTGCGCCGGGCTTATGCGTGAGTATGAATGTTCTGTTTTGTTAGTCCACCACACAGGTGTTTCAGAGGAAACACAGCACCGGGCGCGCGGGTCTAGTGCGTGGAAAGGTGCTTTAGAGAATGAAATTAGCATCGTTCCAGCTAAAGAAAAGAAGCCATTAGAGATTGCAGCGCGTAAAACCAAGGACGCTGAAATGCCTCAAAGTATCTTTGCGCAGCTTTCAAGCGTTGAAATACCGGGTTGGATTGACGAAGACGGTGAGCAGGTTACAAGCGCAATTGTGTCTATTTGTGATGCTCCAAGCGGAAAAATAGAGCTTCCAAATATTCAAAAAGGATTACTTCAGTGGCTTGAAAATCTATGGGAGGATAAAGAATACTCGGGTTCTGAGCTTTTAAATGGCCTTCCATACCTTACAAATAGCAAATTAAAAGAGGCTTTTTGGTCTGGATATGGAAATCGACCTGCTGTAAAAGATGCGGATAAATTGGTTCAACAGGGTAACGATAGAGGCTTAACAACTGATGAAATGAAGCCTTATGTCATGCGTGCAAAGGATGGTTGGTGCCTAACTTACCCAGATGATTACGTCAGTCAGAGGATTGGTGAGGTGGCTACTAAAAAAATACTTGGGGGTGTCTAAAATGCCATGTCTAAAACATACACCCCCAAGCACACCCCCAAGAAAACAGGAAAAAACCCCTTTTTTATATGGTCTTGGGGGTGTTTGTGGGTGTCTTGGGGGGGGTCTTGGGGGTGCAGTGGGGAAATAGATAGAGAAACACCCCCAACACCCCCCACCCCCTTTAGGGGGGGGGTGAAGGGTGGTGTCTCTTTCTGCGAATTGCGTAGCATGAACCGTGCCAACTATTGAGTGAAATTGAATTTATTTTTAGCATTGAAATTTGTAGCGCATTAATGGTTTGATTTGAGCTACAATAAAGACTCACTAAAAAAGGATTGAAAAATGAAAGTTAAAGATGCAATGTTGTGCTGGAATGACTACTGAGAAGTTATGGCTGTTGAGTACCCAGATTCAACCAGATCAGCCACCAAGTTGAGAAACTCGGTTGGCGCATGTTTTTCAGCATTCGACAAATTAAGCGAAAAAGACAAGATCACAAACTTACTCATTAACGCATTGATGCTGGTTAACAACGGCATTAAGATTGAAGGAGTTTTGAATGAGTTAAATAAAGTTGAAGAAATCAAGGATGAGATTGAATTCCACTCAAGACTAGGTTAAAATAACCATCAACCGTTGAAGCGGTTATCCTACCGCGTTGAGGGTCAGCGCCGGGCCTGGCCTATATCAGCGGACGCCCGGCAAACTTTTTTATCAACACATTAAAGGTCAAGACATGAAAATCACAGCACAACAATTGCTTAATAAAGCACAAACCCACATGCAAGCCCGTGCGGCGACTTACGACAAGCCAGAAGGGGAGCGCAGCATGGAAGCTACTGTGACGGCTTATAACGCCATTACAGGCCATTCACTGACCGAGGCTAATGGTTGGTTGTTGATGGCGGTGTTGAAGATGGTGCGAGATAACCAGCGTATCGAAGCGCACGTCGATTCGGTGGAAGATTTTGTGGCCTACTCCTCGCTTTATGGTGAGGCTCGCTTGAATGAGGTTGCTAAGCCTTTGGTGGATGGTGGGGCGGTTAAATCGGATGACGGGTGGATTAGCTGGTTTGGTGGCGAGTGTCCGGTTAACGCGAGAGAACTCATTGACTACAAACTGCGAAGTGGCGAAGCATATAACTCTATTATTGCCGGGAATTTGGATTGGTCATATGATGATGTTGCTTTCGACATCATCGCCTACCGCGTAGTAAAATAAGCCATGACTAAGCCACTAACACCAAAACAGGAAGCATTCGCGCAGGCGGTGTCTAGTGGCTTAACTCAGTCTGATGCTTATCGGAAGGCTTATACCGTAGGGGTTAATACTAAGCCTGAGACGATTAATCAAACGTCCTGCCGGTTGATGGCTGACCCCAATATTTGCGCAAGGGTCGAGGTTTTACGAAACCAAGGCGGTGAGCGTGCCGTTCTGACGCGTGAGGCGCACCTAGAAGAGCTTGAAAGGCTCAAGGGTATAGCATTGGGTATGGATGACATCAAAGCCGCTATAACGGCTGAGAATCTGCGTGGTAAGGTTATGGGTCACTACATCGAGCGCGTCGAATCCACTGGTAAGAATGGGACGCCTCTAATCCCTCGCCCAATTTACAACATCGTCCATGAATGACGCGTCCAGAATTACCGACTGATATTTTCCCGGCGTTTGAGGAATACTTACAGGACGCTCGGTTTAAGGTTGCCTATGGTGGACGTGGTAGCGCTAAGACTCGCACATTCGTCAGCTTATTGGTTAATAACGTGCTTCATTGCGGGTGGCGCGTTGTGGCGTTCCGCGAACTTATGGAATCGATCGCTGATTCTGTTTATCAAGAGTTCGTATCTGACATCGAGCGCCGAAATCTTGGCCAGTTTTTCAACGTCCTTAAAACTCACATCGAATGCCCTGCGACTGGTGGAGTTATTCGATTTAGTGGAATTAAGTCAAACCAAAAGCGCCTGGACAGTCAAAAGCTCAAGGGCTTTTCAGACTTCGATTGTGCATGGTTTGAAGAGGCTGACGCTGTATCTAAGGAGTCATGGGATGCCGTTATACCAACAATGCGTAAGGATAAGTCTGAGATATGGGTGAGCTATAACCCTAAGTCAATCTTGGACGAAACGCATAAACGGTTTGTCTTAAATCGGCAGTACCCAGACTACAAAGACGGCCAGCGTTATTGCATCGTCAAGAAAATCAATTACACAGAAAATCCGAGATTTCCAAAGGAATTGCGGGATGACATGGAATTGATGAAAGAGACTGACTTTGAGGCGTACCGTCACATTTATGGCGGTGAGCCTGTTGCAAACTCTGATCTGTCAATCATTCAACCCGCATGGATTAGCGCAGCGGTTGACGCTCACATAAAACTTGGCATTGAGATCTCGGGACGAAAAGAAGGCGGGTTTGACGTGGCCGATGAAGGGCCAGACGCTAACGCGGTTATTTTCAGGCGTGGCATCTTGGCAGAATACGCCGAAGAGTGGCGCGACAAAGACCCGGTAAGCGCAGCCGCTCACGCTCACGCTAGGTGCCTTGAAAACAATGTCCAGTTGCTTCGATACGATGATATTGGTGTTGGAGCTGGTGCTAAGGGTCAATTCAGGATACTTCAGCAAGCTGAACTAGACATGATGCACCGTGGATTTACCCGCGTGCAAACCGAGGGATTTAATGCGGGTGGCGCTATCAATAACCCAGATGGTTACTATGTCCAAGGCAAGAAAAACAGGGACATGTTTTACAATCTTAAAAGTCAGGCTTGGTGGAATCTGTCTGACAGATTCAGAAACACCTATAACGCTATCAACGGCAAGCCATACGAAAAAGACAAGCTAATTAGCATTTCAAAGGATTTGAAGGGCTTAGATAAGCTATGCGCTGAGCTATCGCAGCCGCAGCGCGACTATGTGAATGGTAAGGTCAAAGTCGAATCTAAAGCCGATATGAAGAAGCGCGGCGTATCGTCACCAAACTTGGCTGACGCTTTTGTAATGGCGTTTTTGGATACTGGGACGTTTGATTTATCAGCGTTGCTATGATAAAATAGCGATTATCAGAGGTGCTCTAACACGCTCTGATAATCTAACCACTGACTAAAGAAGGTAAGCCAATGACTGGTCGTAAGTCTAACATTAAACCAAGAGATTTCTACGTTTATTTGCACCGTCGCAATGACAATGGTGCCGTTTTCTACGTTGGAAAAGGACATGGTAAGAGGTCAATAGAAAAATCAGGACGAAGCAATCACTGGAAAAACATAGTATCAAAACACGGATATACGATTGAGATACATTCTGATTGCTTGCTCGAATGGTACTCGTATGAACTTGAGATTGAATTAATTTCATACTATGGTAGAGAAAACCTTTGCAATCAAACCGATGGAGGCGACGGCACAAAAGGCTCTAAAAGAAATTTCTCGCAAGAACATAAGAAAAAACTTTCTGACTCTCAGTCTGGTAAAACTTATTCTGATTTTTCAAAAAGCAAGATGTCTAAATCAAGGATCGGAAGATTTTGCAGTGGTAATCACCCAAGGGCCAAATCAGTTATTTGCTCGAATGGAATGAGCTTTAAAGCCGTAAAGGATGCTGAAAAATGGCTAAAAGAATCAATAAATAAAAAGGCTGATTCTGGTGCAATTAGTAGAGTATGCAAAGGAAGTCTTAATTCTGCATATGGGTTTAAATGGTCATATGCTTAAAAACCCTATTTCTCATATAATAAATGGGAAATAAGGATTAAATAAATGACTTCACCTACCGGTAAACCTCGTGGACGGCCTCGTAAAGATTCAGTATTAAGGGCTGACGGCCCATTTTCTAACGTATTTTTGTCGGTCGGCAACAGCAAAGACCGCAGCTCATACACCACGGCAGGCGTGCCCCGTATCCTTGATTTTCAAGAGCTTGAGAACCTATACCAAGGTAACGGCTTCGCCCGTCGAATTATTGACCTTCCAGCGTCTGATATGGTGCGTGCATCGTTTGAGATTGAAGGTGTCGAGGATTGCGAGCCTATCCTGGCAGAGCTAGAGGGCATTAATATGATGCCTAAGCTGTGCGATGCTATCAAGTGGTCTAGCTTGTACGGAGGGGCCTTGGTGGTCATGCTGGTGAATGACGGCGGCATGATGGAAGATGCGCTAGTCCCTGAGCGGGCTAAGTCGTTGGAGCAATTGCGGGTCTATGACCGCCATCAAGTCACACGTTACAAAAAGTACACCGACCCGTCAGACATGCGCTTTGGCGGCACTGAGCTTTACATGATCTCTCCGATTGAAGGCTCGCCATATGTGGCGCATGAGTCTCGCTGTCTGGTGTTCGATGGCGTCTCAGTGCCTGACCGTACCCGCGCTATCAATGATGGCTGGGGGGCTAGTGTGTTGCAACAGTGTGCCGATCAGCTTACCCGCTTCGGAATGTCTCACATTTGGGCTAACTCACTTGTCGAGCGTGCGCAACAAGCCGTTCACGGTATCCCTGAGCTAACCAACGTCCTGCGTAGTCCAGGTGGTGAGGCGTTGATTCGCCAGCGCCTTGATTTGGTTGATATGGCCCGCTCGATTAACAACACAGTCGCCATTGATGCGGCAGAATCATATGAACTTAAATCTACTTCACTCACTGGCGTGCCTGATCTTATCGACCGCTTTGCATTGGCCCTATCCGCTGTCACGGGAATCCCTGAATCGTTACTGTTTGGAAAGGCTACGGGGGGGCTGACGGCGTCTGGTGGAAATGACCTTGAAAATTGGTATTCCAAGGTAAGCCAATTACAGGAAACAATCCTATTGCCAGCCGTTGATAAGCTGTGCGCCATCCAAATGCACATAATGGGCCGGTATGTTGAGGATTACCAGATTGAGTTTGAATCTCTGTTTATGCCTTCTGAAAAAGAAGAGGCTGAAGTTGAAAAGCTAGAAGCTGAAGCCAAGAAAATAAAAGCAGATACCCATAACATTTATGTTACTGCTGGAGCGCTTGACCCTTCGGAGCTTCGCAAAATGCTGGCTGAAGATGAAGACTACATGATTGACAATGTTGATTTGATGCCTGAAGTGATTGACGTGCCAATGGGTGAGTAATGGCAAAGAAAACAACATTCAATAATCCTGACACTGTAGAGCGTGAATATACGCGGGAGCTAGTCAGGTACTCAAAGAAGCTACAGAGCGACGTAAACGCTGTTTTACTGCCTGCAATTGGCAGTATGAAGCGTCAGTTAGAGAGTGAGCTAAAGACTGATGGATGGCTAGATGAATTGGCCGCTTTATTGCTTGAATTGGCTAACTTAGCGCTAGGCCATAGCTCTATCGTGGTGCGTAAACTGCCCGGTTACTTTGAGGCCGTGAGCAAGTTCAATGAAGGCCAGTTTAAGATGGTAGTCAAGGCTAATACAGGCCTAGACTTGCCACCTGTTATGCAAGGCGCTCCATCGTCGTCAATACTTGGGGTGAATGTATTCCGAAGTGAGCCATACTTAAAGCCACTGGCTGACGCTTGGGTGAGTGAAAACACCGCCTTGATTAAGTCACTGCCTACTCGCTTGCATCCTGAGATTGATGGCATTATCCGGCGTGGCGTGATGACCGGTACTTCAGTTCGTGACTTGCAAAACCAAATTAAAGAGCGTTACGGAGTAACTGATTATCGGGCGCGGTTGATAGCTCAAGATCAGACGTTGAAAATGAATGCTGACTTGACGCGTTATCGCTTGCAAAGCGTTGGAGTGAAGGAATATACATGGCGAACCGTGCAAGACAGTCGTGTGCGTCCTGACCATGTAGAGCGCAATGGAAAGATATTTACATGGGATAAACCGCCTCCTGATGGGCATCCGGGCCAGCCTATTCGTTGTCGCTGTAGGGCTGAGGCGGTTTGGGATGAAGAGCTTTAGTTTCCGGTTGGTGCAGCCGTCTATTGTGTAGTTGTCGAATTCCAGTTTTCATACAGTGACTTGACGTTATTTTTTACACCAATCCAGACTGACGGAGGTATCATTGCAATCTCATGCCCATCATTATTTTGCCCAATTTGAAATCTCTCAGAGACAATATCTAAAAGATTGATTAAGTTAATAGGCCTAATTATCTTCCGATCCAGTTCTTCTCGAAGTGCTTGCGAAGCAATGGCGCAGTCATTCAATGGACGCGTGCGTGGCGGGTATGTGTCGTCATACTCAGCTCGCAATTCAAGCGCATCAAGAACCTGTTGCATAACTTCTTTTCTCATTTTCTATCCTTTGTTGTTAAGCCTTAATTGTAGCTCAAATCCACCAGTAAACACAATGTAAAAAATAAAAAGTTTGCATGAAATTTCACTGCGTTTTTGTGTTATTGCAATGCCATTTTTTTATAGTTATAATCCGCATACATGGAAACAACACGCTACGACTTTACGCCTATCAAGGCGGAACTCACTACAGACGGCTATCTACTCGATAGCCCTATCGTGGCGCGTATTGGCATCCAAACTTACATGAACGCAGATGGCTCTGTGCGTAAAGAACTGCGACTGCCTGAAGATGTATTTGATGCTGAGTCGCTTTTCTCATTTGCGGGAAAGCCACTTACTGATGACCATCCAAACGAGGCGGTCAGCGCAAAGAACTTTAAAAAGTACGCCATTGGGGTGATGACTGGACCAGCTTACCAAGACGCTGATAACGTTCGCGTGCCTTTGATCTTGCATGACGCAGAAGCGGTAGACAAGGCCATCAAAGGCGGTAAGCGTGAGCTTTCAGTGGGCTATTCTGTCGTGCTAGACGAAACCCCAGGCATCTACATGGGCGAGGCTTATTCCGCCCGCCAAACCAAGATTCGGGTGAACCACCTATCCCTTGTGAAACGGGGACGCGCTGGTAATGCCCGTTTAACCCTTGACGGGGCATCCTGTCAAGTTTCTGAAACCCCTGAAAAGGAATTGAGTATGTCCGATAATCTTGGTCGCATTCGACTAGACACCGGCCTTGAATATCAGGCATCGCCTGAAGTTATTCAAGCATTTGAAAAAATGCGTGATGACAAGGCTATCCACAAAACAAACATGGACGAATTGCAGAAGCAACTCGATACAGTGGCTGCTGAACGTGATGCTCTCAAGCATGACGCTGCCAATCTGGCTACCGTCAAAGCTGACGCGCTGGAATCCGCCCGCAAAGAAGTTAAAGCACGCGCTGAACTTGAAGTCAAAGCAGCTAGTTTTAAAGTCGATTGCAAAGACAAGACTGACCGCGAAGTGCGTGAAGATGTCATCAAGTCTGTCCGTGCTGACGTTGATCTGACCGGCAAGTCTGAAGACTACGTGTTCGCATCGTTCGACTTCGCAGTAGCTCAAAAGGCTGACAATGCGATGGCTGAGCAGCGCAAGGCTGGCGTCAAACTGGATAGCGCTGACAAGCAATCCGCTACGTCGTCTAAGGACAAGTACAAAGAACACATGGCAAATATTTCCAAAGGAGCTAAATAATGTCTCAGACTACCGTTACACAATATGGCGCGGCGTCCTTCGCCGGTATGTTGGATGGCATTGGTGCTCACCAAGTTCGCAGTTATGCGGCTGAGGAGATTATCCCAATCGCTTACCCCGTGAAACTGGGTACAGACAAGTCCAAGCAAGTGCTTAAAACCACGACCGGCGCGCTGGCTGTTGGCTTTGCATTGCATGACCATGCCCGTGAGCAATCGTCTTCCGGTGTGGTGCAATACGCTGCTAAAGAAACCGTATCTGTTATTACTCAAGGCCGCTTCTGGGTGCCTACGACTGACGCCGTTGTTGCTGGTGCTGTTGCTAACGTGACTGTTGCCACTGGCGCGCTGACTGACGAAGCTGTTGCTGCTGGTATCGAGGCTTTCACTCAGTTCTCGGCTCGCTTTATCACCGCCACGACTGGCGCTGGACTTGCAATTGTTGAAATTAAGTGAGGATAGAAAATCATGACTGAAAAACTGAACTACGACGCGCAAGACCTGCGCGCAATTGAAAACACTGGCCGTTTCGACGCGAATGAATCGCTGTTTTTTGCTCGCCAGCTTGAGTCGATCAAGGCGCAAGCCTATGACGTGAAGCGCGCACCGTTGAATGCCTTGGCAATCATCCCGGTTAGCACATCTACACCCGAGGGTGCCACCACCATTACGTATCGTCAATACGATAGCGTTGGTATGGCGAAGGTCATTGCAAATTACGCAAACGACATTCCGCGTGCGGACGTGACTGGTAAAGAGTTTACAAGCCCAATTCGCGGCATTGGCGTGGCTTATGGATTTAACGTGCAAGAGATTCGCAGCGCACAATTCGCTGGTGTTCCTTTGTCTTCTAAGAAGATGATGGCCGCACAGCGTGCCCACGCTGAATTGATTAACAAGTTGGCTTGGTCTGGTGACACTGAGCACGGTATTCCTGGCTTCCTGAGCAATGCGAATATCCCTGCCTATGTCGTTCCTGCTGATGGAACTGGTGCTAGCAAATTGTGGTCTGCAAAGACTGCCGATTTGATTATCCGCGACATCAATGCCATCCTGAACCAAGTGGTAACTCAGTCTAAAGGCATTCACCGCCCAAATATGCTGTTGATGCCTTTGGAGCAGTACACATTCATTAGCTCTACCCCGCGTAGCGCCACCACCGACACGACTATCCTGCAATTTGTTATCGCCAATAACCCCGGCGTTACATTTAAGCCGGTTATTGAGTTGGACAGTTATGGCGGCACTGACCGTATGGTTGCTGGTGAGTTTGACATCATGAATATGCAACTTGAAATCTGCATGAGTTTCAAACAACATTCACCACAGCAAAACGGTTTGGAATTCGTGGTTCCATGCGAGTCGCGTTTTGGCGGCGTCATCATTGAATACCCGTTAGCATTTGCTCTGGGAGATTCTATCTAAGGTAAAACTTAGATAATAGAAAAGGAGTCTTAGGACTCCTTTTTTTACGCCAATTTCCAAGTGAATTTATATGCTGATTTTAATTTTCCTGAGCATGCACTTGATATATTGGATGGAACTGCACTTAAACATCCATTTTCATTTAGCCACCTAGCCGCATCTGCACCAGATGGGAAAATAATTCCATTCTCAATACATAATACTGGTTTTGAAATTTTACTGTTTGCACCTGTAATTTCAGGGCGTTTTTTTCCTTTATAACGAAGACCTACTGCGTCTTTGTATTTTTGTTGTTTCATGTGATTTTTATCACCAAGCGCCCAAGGATGTGGTTTTCCTTTAAATAGTGCTGAAATCTTATCTCTTGATGCTTGAGTTTTCATGTGATTTTTATCACCTGAAATACCTGGGTTTGGCTTTCCTTTTTTAGAGTCAGAAAGTTTTTTTCTTGATTCGTCGCTCCAAACTCTACTTCCACCACCTTCACCGCCATGTGTTTGGTTACATAAATTGTCAAAACCGTAAAACTCTATAAGTTGAATTTCGCGCTCCATAGAATACCAGTCTTGGTATCCTGATTCGACAATTTCAACAATAAGTCCATGTTTATCAACTATGCGTTTCCAATGTTCGTTACGTTTTGATGCTTTTTGCCAAGCTCTATTTGCAGTGCCTTTTCCAACATAAAATACACGACCGTCAGTATCCCGGCGATGAACGTAAACGTAGAAACTTTTTGATGTAGAATTGTTGTCAGCCATTTTGTGTACTTTCCGATACATTTTGGTTAGAAGCCCCGAAGCACTAGTAATGCTGTCGGGGTTTTCGCTATTATACACCTTTCAATTTCAGTGTTAAAATCCAAAAAAACCACTAAAGGACTAAACATGAAATTGAAAAACGTATCCGCACGGCCTTACGGCATAGCTGGAAAACTTTACGCACCGCTTCAGGAGTTTGAATTGACTGATGAGGTTCAGATCGCAAGCATTCAAAGCTTTATCGAAAGTGGTGACTTTAAATTGCTGGACAAACCCACCGAAGCCGAACCCGCCAAGCGTGGCCGCCCAGCTAAAGTCTCTGAGGCTGAATAATGACAGCGCTGGAGTATTTCCGGCTTGTCGCCCCTGAGTTTGCCAGCGTAAGCGATGCAACTGTAGGCCAGTGGCTTACTATTGCAGCACGCTTGGCAGACGTGTCGCGCTTGGATTCAGAGCGTGGAAACATGGCTCTGGCACTATATTCGGCTCACATGCTAAAGCTGTCCACCACGTCATCCAGTGGCGCGAGTGGATCGGTAAAGATGGAAAAAGAAGGCGACTTACAGCGCAGTTACAGCGCGGCTAAAGGCTCTGATACTTTGCTTGGGTCTACGTCATACGGACTTCAATACTTGGACGTTACACGGGCCGCTTACGGCCTTGGAATCATGACGCGAGTTGAAATCTAATGACGCGAGTTATCGACCGTGATCTGGGCTGGAAAGCCATCAAGCGTGAAATGCTGAAGGCTAAAACGCTTGAGGTAGCGGTTGGTATATTGGAAGGTTCAAAGAATGGCGAAGGGTTTTCCATTGCAGAATATGCAGCAGTAAATGAATATGGAAACGATCAAACTCCAGAACGTCCGTTTATGCGTACTGCATTCGATGAGTCCAAGTCGAAGATAAGCCAAGATATGAACCGTCAAGGCGAGCGAATGGCGTTTGGACAAGCTACGGCGCGTGATGCATTGACCATCATTGGACAGCGTCATGCATCGAGGATTCAGAACGTCATCACGGGTCGTAACTTCTTGCCAAGACTATCACCGCAAACAGTTAAGGCTAAAAAAGGTAGTGAAAAAACTTTGGTTGACTCGTCTGCGATGGTTAACGCAGTTCAAATTTCAGTTAGGGATAGAACGTGAGTTTTCGTAAACCATTTGATGTACTTCACGAAGCCGCTGGGTCTTATGTATCAGGCGTCTTCGTTCCTGGTGTTAAGTCCACCACTACGATACAGGCCAGCGTCCAGCCGGTGACTGAGCAAGACTTAATCACCGCGCCAGAAGGTCGCCGCATCAGTGACATGGTGAAGATTTACACAGACACTGATCTACAGGTCGGCAATGATGGCACCGGCTTACAGCCTGACCTTGTCGTGTGGCGTGGATATGCCTACGAGATTAATTCGGTCTCAGTCCGTCAAATGGGCGTGATTTCGCACTATAAATGTTTTGCAATACGACGCATGGCAGCGCCAGCGGGTTACGCGGCTGCATGGGTCGCCGGTACACTTACAAGAGGTTAATAAATGGCATCTAATATCAATGTAGCTATCCCACCATTGGGAAATCCAACGACTGCCGGTGTTCGTGGTAATTTCTCAGTGGCTAAGACCGAGATTGAGGAATTACAAGCGGCTCATGTGTTGAGGCTGGCATATCGAAATGAGACTATCGAGGGTTTCCAGCAGTGTATGACCACCGACACGGCACAGGTCATCACATTCAATACAGAGGTGTTTAATCACCCTTCTGGAGCGTTTACGTGGGACTCTGTGAATAGTGAGATCGTGATTATTGATCCAGGCTGGTATATGTGGCATATTGATATGCACCTGACTCGAAAGGTCGCAACGTCTAACGTTAACTGGTCAATCTGGAGCCAAGTTAAAGAACCTCCAGCATCTGTATTTACCAACTACATTGGATCTGGCCGTAGCATGACGTTGACCGCTGATTCAACAAATAATAAGCACTTTTTCAGCTTTGGCTTCAATGTTCATACGCCAGTGGCAAACACTCGCATTCGATTCGTGCAAGCAACGTCTGACGCATCAAAGCAAGTTGGCATTATCAGTTACCCAGCTACCGGCGTTTATCCTTCTATGGCTGGTGTTCAGCTTAACATTCATAAGATTGCAATCGAAGAATGAACGTAGCCACGCTTAAAACACGCATTTACGCGCTGTTACAGCCAATCATAGGCGGCACTGTCATATGGGCAGATCAGAGCGTCACGCGCCCTGCATTGCCGTTTAGTACGCTTCGCCTTGGTGTTATTAATCCAATTGGCGAGCCCCACTACAGCGATGTGGACGTTAACGGCATTCAAACCGTCTTAGCCGTGCGTGAGTCAATCCTGACTGTGCAGCGTTTTGGCGTTGACTCGGTTGCTGCGCTTGAGAACGCTTCGGACTCACTGGCTAAAAACTCCAACTTGGATAAGTTCAGCGTGCAAAGCATTTCAGCTTTCGACGTGTCAAGCGTTACCGATGTTGCCGCATTGCTCAATGGTATTTCAATCGAGCCGCGTGCCATGTTTGAATTGTCACTGCGATGGATGGCGGACTTGACTGATAACGTTGGAGTGATTGAGACTGTGATTAGTAACGGCGAGATTGCAGCCGTTAATACAGCCTTAAATGAGACTTATGCGCTAAGTTCAACTGTAGATACTACGCCATAATAAAAGCCACGAAATGGGGCTTTGTTTATTGGACTGTTGCTTTGGCTATGGCGGCGCGTCGAAGTCTTACGAATTTGCATTGACTGCAATCGCAAATATTATCAAACGGTAGCCAGTGCTCAATGCTTGGTCCAGCTTGCAAAGCCTCTAGCAAGTCTGGTGCTGCGGCGATTAGGCGGGCGTTAGACAATGCTTCATCTTTTTGATCTACTACATTAACAGAGTGCGCCAACATTGCAACCATCAAACCTCTGGCTCCAACAATAGGGCAGCCATTAGGTTGTAGACTGGTGTAGAAGGCCCAAGGCCCCGGAGTATTCGCACTCATGTGTTCACCCACTCAATCGAATCAGTAGTAACCCAGCCCTGTTCGACTAGATCGCAGGCCAGCATCTTGTTTGCCTTAAACATGAAATACATGGCGGCAAAATTCCAAGTGAAAAAGCAAATAGCTGCCGGGCCGTATTGCTTGCGAACCAAGAGCGCCATGAAGCCAAAGAAAAACACCGTCCAACTAAAGCCGTTTTTAACTTCTTTTTTAATACCGTTTTTTGTGAATGTTGTGTGCATGATGTTGATTACCAAAATTTAATGATGAAGTGAATGGCTGTGTAAAGTCCGAGAATTACGCCGGTTAAAGCAAGCAAGATAACGATCTCAATTGCGGTGATTCCTTTTTGTTTCATGGTGTTTCGTGCATGTTTCTCAATGCGTTATAAATTACTGCTGACAATTCATGCCATGACGTATGGTTATGAAGAGATTTAATCTCAATGTTTGACCCTCCTTCGTCAAACATATCAATCACGGCCAATAGCTCCGTGCCTTCGTAAATCTCGTATTTAACGGGGGTTGAGGTGATCATTTTATTACCTCTACACTTTCTTTTGTTCCGATATCTTTTGTATAAAATGAGAATCCACTATTCAGTTTTAATGCTACATTTCCGCCAGAGCAGCGCACAACTTCACAACTTGGGAATGGACACTCTGGGCCAATGTATTCAATTACTCCAATGTAAGTGGATTTAAGCGGCGGGATATGCACAAAATTACCTTTGCGATCAAGCACGTCTTCTCCATAAGTAATAGTGGATCTTTTTACTTTGTCACCGACTTTCATTTCGTTTTCCTTAAAAGCCCCGAAGGGCTTGGTTTAGACTGATGCGTTAACCCATGCTTCAGCTTCTTGCTTGCTAGTGAATCTCTCTGACCAGTTAAATTTTCCATCAATCCGAGTGGTTACAAGCCATGCAGAAATGCGGTTTTCTCCGTCTTTGCAGCCCATTTCAGGAGTGATTTCGTAGGTTTTGGTGGTTGTCATTTCGTTTTCCTTAGTTCGTTTGATGGCTCAAGTGTAGCACAGTAAAACCAGACAATCACAATCTTTTTGCAACTATTTTCACATTTTGACATTGCATACACCGGGCTTTATAATCCGTCAAGCCATTGTGGCTACTTTTTGCAAAGAGTTTTTTAAAAGGAGCCTTCAT